ATAAAATTGCGATAATTTTAACATTACAATTTATTATTACTGTGTTTGCTTTCAGCGGATGTGGTGAAAGCACAGCTTCAAGCAATTCCTCAAAGCTTACATATTGTGCATACTATGAGGATGCTATTTGCGATATTATTAAAAGGTACAATAAATATTGTACAAAGCATTACGATGAGTCCTATCAAATTGAAATCGTGGAATTTGAATCTCAGGAAGAAATGAAATTAAAAGATACTAAAATAACTGTACTCATTTTAATAAGCACAGCTATTTCAGTATTAGTTTGTTTAAGTCGTTGGGTAGATAAAAAACAAACTAAAAAAATTGATATCGATACAATTTGTGAAGAATTAGCAGATCAGATTAATCATCTTCAATCTTAAGAAGATTTGCACTTTGTAAAACATCAATCGTAGAGTTAATGGATGATTTACAAAGAATTGGAATAGTATTCGCGGTAAACGTAGCGAAAAAATCTTCAAAATTAGATGATCCATCACGAGATTCAAATGCAATTTCTTTAATTTTGGATTTTAAATCAGTTATTTGACGACTATAGATTTCTTCACAAATAGAATTTAGTTCTGATTTCTTCATAACACACTCCTTTCGTAAGACTTGGGAATTGCCGTTCCCTGTAAGTAAATTATACGGAAAGAGTTTCAAACTGACAAGCAGGAGGTAAGAAAAGTGCCTACAAATGTATTTGAAACAATTAAAAAAATTAATCAAGAAGTAGAAGTATGTTATCAATCACTCAAAAAGGAGTGTAACACATACAAAGAACTTGAAGAAGTAATCAAAGATATTGCATGGTTAGGTAACTATGATGGTTTTGGGATGACAAGAAACTTTCTTGTGAATTTAATGCGTAAAAAAATGGAAGAAGAGAAAAACAATCTGAGTATCCATTAGACATGAGGAGAAAGTAGCATGAAAATAACAACGATATTAATTCTGTGGATGTTTATTATGTGCATGATGAACACTAGAAGATAGGAGATGAAAGATATATGTATTTGGAGGAAAGAGTAGAACAGTTGGAGCAACAAATTGAAGAGTTGAAAGCTCAAAGGCAAAGTGAAAATTATCTAACACCAGCTCAATTTGCCGAAAAAATGAACTGTTCAAGAGCATTAGTGTCAAAAATGACTCAAAACGGAGATGTTAAAGTTATCCGATTAGGAAAACTGGTAAGAATCCCTATGAGTCAATTTGAGAAAGAAGAAAACAAAGAAAAAGCATGGAAGGATGTGGTATTCAAAGGAGCATAGAGAATTTACAAAACAAAGACACTAAAAAATAGAGATAAGTACCTATCTTTCGGGTCTGAAAAGTAAATTTAGATACATAGAAAGGTAGAAAATGAACATATTTGTAATTTTATTTAGAGTGCTTATGATCATCGTTGCAGCAGCATTGATCATAATTGGATGTTTTGACGAAAACGGAATTAGAAAATCGAAGAAAATAGCATTATTAGGCATTGTTCCATTAGCAATGTTCGTAATTAGTTTATGTATTGTGTATGTACCAAGTAACAATGTCGGGATTAGATGGTCGGCATTTGGAGGAACAAGCAACAAAACACTGAATGAAGGAATTGCGATCAAAAGCCCGATCGATAAGGTTTTTCTGATTCCTACAACTGTAGAAGAGAGAACGATCAAGAAAGTAAATGTCCAGACGAAAGACGCTCAATTTGTAACATCTGAGGTAAACGTTAAGTTTAAAGTAAATCAGAAAGATGCATTTAAAGTGTACAAGAGATACACTACATTGGACAACTTAAAGCAGAACATTATCAGCAATTATGCGCAAAAATCAATTGAAACTGTAGTGACTCAGTATAACGTCATTGATGTTTTGGGAGCCCAAAAAAATGAAGTTTATACAATGGCAACAAAAGATTTACAGCAAATGCTAAAATCTGAAGGCGTTGAATTAATCCAGTTAACTATAAAAGACATGAACGCAGGGGACGAGATTGAAAAAGCGATCGCAGATGAAGCGGTAGCCAAAAAGAGAGTTGAGACAGCAGAGCAGAATAGACTCAAAGCAAAAAAAGATGCAGAAACTAAGGTAATTAACGCAAAAGCCGAAGCGGATGCAAATAAGATTCTTGAAAAGCAGATGACAAACAAAATTTTAGCACAGCAATGGATCAAAAAATGGAATGGAGAAGTTCCAAAGGTATCAGGTGACAATAAATCAATGATTAATATTGGAGATCTGATTAAATAAAAACTTATGCTTCAGACTCGAAAGATGGGTATTTACCTCAACAATAAAGAGAACAGATGACTTTTTGAAGTGACCAAAGAAAGCAGAATGACTATCACATGATAGGACCAACAAAAAACCTCTATTCAATATAACAACCCCTATATATGAATGAATCAACAACTTTTATTTAGTAACTAATAACAAAACCGTTAATGTTATTTTACATATCGGAAATTACATACAATTGGTCACTTCAAAAAGTCATCTGTTAGAAAAGTAAAGGAGAAATAAAAATGACACAAGAACAAATTAATTATATGAAAGAAAAACTGATTAACCTAAAAAAAAGAGACATAGCCGGAAAAATAACTATGGGAGAATATCTTACAGAGCTTCTTATGATTTCAAATGTTTATGTTCAAGAAGTAAATAAAGCTATTCTTCCATTAAGTGATGCTACAGAGCCTATTGCGGTTGCATCATTACTTTATCTGGCAAAAAGCATGAAAACACAAATGAGTGCAGAGACTATAGAAATAGCAGAAAGAATAGAAAAATTAATGGAATCATCTTTTTCAATGACACAAACAAGAAAAAAAGACGCTTATTAAAAGCGTCTTCCTTGCGAAAAAATCGCAAATGCATATTTCTAATCAAATTAAGTATACCATTATTTGCGATTTTTTTCAAGGGAACAGTACATGAAGAGGAAATATACAGATGACATAACAGATTTTACAGAACCATTTTGGGATAATCAGTGTCCGAAGTGCAAGAAACGATTTTGGTCAGTTTCTTTGGATTGCGTGTGTCCAAAATGTGGGAATCAGGAACTGTATATTTTGAATGAATCAAAACACTTAAAACATGATGAAAAAGAATTAGAAAAATATCACAGAAAGATAATGGAGGAAGAAAAATGAAAGTTATCACAGTTATGAATTATAAAGGAGGCGTAGGAAAAACAGCGACAGCTGTAAATCTTGCGTATAACTTAAGTGAAAAAGGACATAAAACTATGCTGATCGATTGTGATCCGCAGGGAAATGCAAGTTTCTTTTTTGGACGATATGATGAAACTAAAAAGAGTCTTACAGGAGTGCTTAGTAAGAAATATACGTTGAAAAGTGCAATTCGAAGGACCAAATACAAAGACTTAGATATTGTTCAGGCGGATAAGAATCTGGAATTCGTAGAAATATCAGGACCATTTGAACTAAAAGGCAATTTGATTGATCTGGAAGATTCTTATGAGTTTGTTATATGCGATTGCCACCCGACATTTGATTCTTATACAGAGCAGGCATTATATGCAGCAGATCTTTGTGTTGTTCCAGTCAAATTAGATCGAAATTCAATCAATGGATTGACATTTTTTGATGAACATTTTCAAGATGTATTGGACTATAACAGAAACTGCGAATACAAGATCCTGGTAACGATGTGGAGAAAAACAAAGGCAAACAAAGAGGGATTAATGGAACTATTAAGAAAAAACCAATATCCTATGTTTCAAAGCGTCATTAGAAATTCTACATCAGTAGATGCATCTACATACAAAAGAAAACCTTTAAAAAAATGTGCAAGTAGAAGTAATGCGTGCATGGACTACGAGAACTTTACCTCTGAAATAATTGAGGAGGTGTCAAAATGAATGTAAATGAGATTTTGAAAGATATTGGACAGAAGCAGCCTGAGAAGAAAAAGAAGACTGCTCCAAGAATACAAATGATACACTACACAAAGCTACGTCCAAATCCATCAAATTTTTATGAAACTGATGGAATTGAGAAATTAGCCGCAGCAATTAGAGTTGCAGGCGAAATTAAAAATCCTTTAAGAGTCAGGAAGATTGATGTTGATGAGTATGAGGTGAATGAGGGCCATAGAAGAAGACTTGCAATGATCTATAACGTTGAAGAACTTGGTTTGAAAGAGTTCGAGTTTTTGCCCTGCATTGTTGAGGACACAACGACAACAGTTGGAAAACTTAATTTGATCTTAAGCAATTCAACGCAGCGTGAGCGCACAGAATATGAAAAAATGCAGGAGATTGAAAAACTGCGTACCCTATTAGATCAGTACGCAAAAGAGAATGAAAAGAAGATCTCAGCAGTAGATATGAGAAAGCTGATCGCAAATATTCTTGGAGTATCATCAACGAAAATTGCACAGCTTCAGAGCATTGATCGTAATCTTGTTCCAGAAGCAAAAGAAAAATTTGAAAAGGGTGAGATCCCGGTATCTGTTGCAACAGAAATGGCAGGACTACCAAAAAAAATGCAAAGAGATCTTGCTAATCACAAAGAAATTAAGCTATCTCGTGTGAAAGAAATTAAAGAAGATTCAAAAAAAGCATTGCAGCGTTCGGAAGAAAAGAAGAATCTGACGGAGAAAGATCTTGAAAATGTAACATTTACGTTTCAAGATGTAAAAACAACGCTTGGATATGCAAAGAAACAAATTATAAAAGTAAATACAGAAGATAAAGATGCAGCGATCCGTACAAAAGTCATGATAGAAGCATTGCAGAAGTATTTAAAAGATATGACGGAAAGGGTGGATTACGATGGCGAATAGAAGAATGTTTAATAAAAAACTAATTGATTCTGATATGTTTTTGGATTTACCATTGTCAGCTCAGGCTCTTTATTTTCATTTGGCAATGAGAGCCGATGATGATGGATTTATAGACAACGCAAACAGAATCCAGCGGATGATCGGAAGCAACAAAGATGATCTAAATATCTTGATTGCTAAATCATTTATATTAGTATTTAGCGAAACTGGTGTTATCGTGGTCAAACACTGGAGAATGCATAACTACATACAAAAAGACAGATATCACGAAACTGATCATAAACAAGAAAGAAGGTTGCTTGAAACTGATGAAAATGGAGCGTATGAGTTCCGAAAAAATAATTCGTTACAAGATGGATACAACATGGATACAGAATGTATCCCCAGTATAGGTAAGAGTAAGGTTAGTATAGGTAAGAGTAATAATAACATACTGCCGGAGCACTCCGGACAGCAGAAGCAGGAGAACGATAGTCAAGATTCCAAACAGCTCTATCAGGGGGCAAGAGAATATCATATGCCGTTAAAAGATGGCAGTGATTACGTGGTCACTGAGAACGACGTGAAAGAATTTGAACGACTCTATCCTGGTATTGACATTGATGCACAGATGCGAAAAGCACTTGCTTGGCTGACTAACAACAAACAAAAACAAAAAACAAAACGTGGCATGCCACGATTCCTGAACGGATGGATTAATAGAGCATATGAGCAATTTGTTGAAGAACCTAAGGCACGAGCTAATGCTCCTAAGCCACAGATACAGCACAATTTCACACAGAGAGATTACGACTTTGATGATCTGGAGCAGCAATTACTGAGAAAGCAGCAGGAGGGAATGTGATGGCAAAGAAAAGACAATATGCAAACTCAAATCCAGTAAGGTTGAATCCAGTAAGTTTTGAGATGATTGAAGAAAAACTGAAAAAGATAAAGCCTGGAAGAAAGATAACGATTTTTGTACCAAGAAAATTGACACAAGACAACAAAGATCGGTACAGAGTAGTGAAAGGCGAAGTCGCTGCGATCTACAGCAAGATGGTTTATGTTTGTGTTAAAGCAGGAAGAAGTGTTTACAACGAATGTTTCTTGAAAACAGATTTGTATCGATGGCAGTTTAACGTGAAATAAACGAAAAAAGAGACAAGAACTTACGAGAAGTCCAATGCCTCAGAACAAGTATAACACATTCAGGAGGTATTGAACATTGGAAAATGAATTTGAAAAGGCAAAAAAATTTTTGAAAAAGATCAGATGGATCGATAATGAAATTGATGCACTGATTGAAGACAAGAAAAGCTATATGGACCTTGCAACAAAACGGACAAGCACCTGGGATGGATGTGGCGTACATAATTCAGGTTGTAAGGACCAAATGGCAGAAGTGACTGCAAAGATTGTCGACATTGAGAATGAGATCTGTGCAAAGATTGACAGATTGCTGGATTACAAAAAGAAAGTATCGAAAGTGATTGAGCAGATCGAGGACAAAGAGTGTCAAAAGATTCTTGTGTTAAAATTTGCAAGATATATGCCGATGGTTGATATTGCAGACAAAATGAATATGGATCGAAGTACGGTTTATCGAAAGTATAACAAAGCAATTAAAGCAGTACAGGAGATTTTGTCAGAGTCTGACAAAGAAAAACAGTGATGAAGAATGATCTGACGGCTTAGATCTCTGCCTGATATAACATGTAAATTATTTGTTGTTCTACCAATCGGTGCTATATGTTGGATTCGGGCAGAGATCCAA